CCTTTACTGAATCTGTAAAACCAGAACGTGACTTTTCTGCCAGTACCGCTCGAATCTCAGAAATAGAAACGGTCGGCGTATCTTTCACAGACACCGGCTTCTGTACAGCCTCCGTATTGCCTTCTTCCGGCGGATATACCTGCTCAAATGTCTGTACTTCCCGTTCTGTCATGGTTTCCGCCATAGCTTCCAATTTGTCTGCCAATTGGAGGATCACATGAATCACATCCAGTAATGTTGTAGGTTCTTTACTCATTTTCTTTGACCTTCTTTCTTAGCATTTTTGATGGGATTTAGAAACACGCCATCATGCACCACCTCCTTCCATAAATGCAGTCGAAAAAATCAGCATAAAATCGAACCCTATCAGTAGAAAAATCAAAATTTTTTCTTGATTTGGGCTTTGATTTTCGCCATGCGATGCCGAATTGCCGTTTCCGATACGCCTTCTTCTCTTGCTACCTGTGTCATAGGGTTTCCTTCCACGACCACTCTGCGATAGGTATCCTGCTGCTTCAGCGTAAGACTGGACACAACCTCATGCAAACGCTGGATTTCCAAAGATTCCACTTCAGTATCGACAGGTTTTGCACAATGTTCTTTCACCTTTCGCTGTTTCAGATTACGATACACCTCACGGTCATCCAACTTGTGCAAAAAGTCGATGATCTCAGTGCTTACACCCTGTTCTCCCGAATGCAGCACAGCGACTGTTCCATCTGCAAAGCGATAGATATAAACGGATCTGGCTGCTGTTCTTGTTTTACGAAATTTCATATACATGACTCCTTTCTGATTGATAGAAGTCAGCTTGCAAAAAAACTCAAGTGAAGTCAAGTATATGAAACAAAAATAGCCGAACAGCATATAAAACAGTCGTCTCATATACTATCCGGCTATTTGGTAGTCAAATCACTCCGTTGCTCGGTATATTATCTATCTCTTATCAGCCATGCACATCTCGGATCTGCAGGAAACTTTCACGATATTCCGGCAGTTTGGGCATTTCAGTTCAATAATCACTGGAATTTTAGGTAGCACAGAAATATCAAAGGCACGTTTCCCACATCTCGGACACTTCATCTTATACACCTGCTCACACCTCCAATATCAGTTCACTGTATGGCAGTGATTCTGCCCACTTGCAAAATTCATGCCACTCATCAAGTTTATGATTTTTTCTTGCTTGGCAGGCATTTCGCAGCACTTCATAGTTCAACACTACAGTTCTTCGCTGATTATAACTTTCCGGAAGCATCTGAATCATCTGCCACCAGTAAATCTTCTTTTTGGTTTCCAAATACTTTTCTCGTGCTTTATTGAGGGCTTTAATTGTGTACATAAAATCTTTGAGAAACTCTGTTCCTTCCTCGGTGCCATTAAACAGATATTCGCATGAAAAATCGTTCAATACAAATTCCTTTTCAGCAATTTTGTGCATTGTAGAGCAGGAATCGGTAACCGTTCCGATTTTGTACGTGTCAAATTGTTTCCACCAATAGAAAGGTGCGATTATATCACAACTCACTGTAATCATTCGCATAAATTTCCGATGATCAGTTCCTGCTCGGACTAATTTTTGCATTAAGGTCAAATCATTATCGCCAATGCAAAACGGATTCTTGCCAAGATTAGTCCAAGCCCACCCACAATGAGAGCAACCAGAATTGTTACATTTGGCTGTTATGGGTTCTTTGCAATAACAACTGTCTGATTTTTCCCACGAATTTTTCGGATTTCGCATTCCACGGATGGCTGCTTCCCAGCCGTATACTTCCGTATTTTCGATTTTTATCATGTCAATCCCTCCATAAATGCCGCCATAACCGCCTTTGCCACTGCATCCGCTGTTTCATCAAATTGAATCAAACACCGCTTAAACAATTCGGTCTTGAAAGATGCCATTGTGCGATCATCCATTGCACCTTTTTCCCGCAGTTCCAAAAGTTGCTCGTTCGTAAGCATTGACCATAGCAGTTCTAATGTTTCATCGCTCATTTCCAATTACTCCTTTTCATATTCTAATTTAATCAGACACTTTATCGCTGCTAAAGCTGTGTCAATTGCCGCAACATCAAGGCAAAAAGCGTTATCTTCTTCGTCTTCAAAATCAGCTGCAAAGCCCTCACGGTCGCAACGTAAGTCTTCCAACTGTTCGATTGCACTTATCAAGTTTTCAATTGACTGCTGGTCTTGGGTTTCAAAGTCACCTTCGTAGCCAACTGAACTTCCATCTTCGCAAATTGCAACCGCTGTTACATCATGCTTAACAGCAACTGCGGCAACAGTCATGTGGATTTCTTCCGATTCGGTGCATTTGGTTCCGATAAATGACATTGATACCGCATCTGCATATTTGTCATCAATCTCAACAATCAGCTTTTTCATGATTTCCCTCCTGTTTTATTTCCATTAGTTTTTCCATGTACCACTTTCTTCAGATTTTTGCAGCGTTTTATAAAATCAGCTCTTTAGCTTAAGCACTTCAATTCTTTTTCGACCTCATACGAACTTTTGTAAGGGCGATTTTCTCTTGTCCACCTGTCTGAATCATAATAACAAGTTTCCAGTCTATCTTCATAAGCATAGTGCTTGACATAAATCAACGTCCAGTGATTTCCACATATCCACTGGTCAACTTCATATGTCAGATAATCCCACACATATTCGTCTTTTCGGGCGTTTTCAACACTTCCCTGAAAAATTTCTACACACTGGTCATAAGCATTTCTTGCATAAATGAGGACTTGTCCGTAGTATGAGGTACTAGCCAACATCTCATGAAGAATCATCTTTCTTTTACCTCCTGATTTAACTCCATCAATTTTCCCATGTACCACTCCGCCTTTTCTATATCTTCCTGTCCATTTTTCCGACTTGCGCGAAAACGGTATTTATATACGTTGCACATACAGAAATGGCGAACAGCATCCACGCCAAACAATGCGACCATCTCATCAATGCACTCGTACTTTCCTTGATAGTGAAATGGATGATTCACATTATCCGGACTCGGATGAAGCCCGATACTTTCCTTACACATTTTCTCATTCACCACCTTTCAGTTCTTTCTGACAGAAACCAGAACAGCATATCCCTTCATCTGTTATCTGTATTGTTTTCTGCCCTGTATTCTCGCAAACAATGCCACCCTGTTTCTGCGTAATAACCGCAGCAGGTGTCCGGATGACTCTTGTGTTTTTGGACTGGTTTGCATATTTGCAGTTTACACAATCGTTCATTCTGCCTGTCCCCATTCAAAAATTTCTCCAGTTGGTTTCTCATTGCCCCACCGCAATTTTCCATCTCTTGTTGCAAACCAGATATTTTCTTTCGGAATCATTCCGAAAATCCCATACAACGCTTTTTCAATCTCACTTGCATTGTTAAAGTCACGAAATACATTCAACTTTGTCGGACGATCTCCGGTTCGATCTGTCAAATGATGCTCTTCGCAAGCCTGTAAAAAGGCATCAGTGTTGGAACTGTTCGTCTGTACCCATACGTCACCGGAAATAAATCTGTCCCAATCAAAAGCCGTTTCCGGTGCAGAACCCATACAATCAAGCAGCCGCTCCAAAGCCAATTTTGCACCAAAGGCAAAATCAAAAGCATCCTCCGGACAGCACCTTGCAATGCTTGCGTTTACTTTCTTGCCGTTAACATACTGTGTAGCCATCACTGCGTTCCCATTTTGCAAAATGACAACCTTTGTTTCTTTTTCAATCTTCATTATTTTTGCTCCTTTCATTGAACGGTTGAGGCAGTGACATCCAAGCCAGCACCTCATAATTTTCGTCTTCATCAGTTATTTCAAGAATCTTTGAGTAATCCCAAAACTGCCAGTAGTTATTGCCACGCTGCCCATAGTATGTATTACTAAAATCCGTGCATCTGTTTCGGACCGTTATCAATACTTCAGTAAACAGCTTCGGAAGGGAATCTCTCACGCTTATCCAGCCCAATCTTCTATCCCTCCATATATGCCATACTTTTTTCGCAGATCATTGCAGTACCTTTTCAAATCGATAGCATTCATCGTCAATGCAGCGTAGTACGGCGTAAGAATTTCACGCTCAATCGACCGAATTCTACCGATAGATTCCGGACTTCCGTCATACTTTTCCAATGCTCTCCGATAAGCAGAGAACTCACTCCTCAGAATTTCCGCAGCCAAGCGAACATATCCATCGTCCACGGAACCACAGCTTTCCTTTTGGTCACTGCTGACGGGAGTTTCAATTCTCTCACGTTTTAGTTTCTCACGATACTGTTTTTGGTAGGAAAGTACCTCTTTCCGTCTCTGCTGGTATCGTTCTTTGCTACGTTCAGATCTGCAAGCTGCACAAATACGATGAATTTTTCTCCGTTCACCAGTTTGTTTGTTGCGGTCAACAAACTCCCAGAGTGGTTTTTCTGCACCGCATTGTCTACAGATTCTATTCATGTTGTAACCGCCTTTCTGCCATTACAGCAGTTCCTTATCCAAATCAATACCATACTTTTCTTTCAAGTATGTAAGACAGTCCAGCGTAGAATACTGATGGTTCAAAATCCCGACCCCGTCCATTAGCTTAAAATGGTCTTTTACGCCATCCAAAACAGACCGCAGTCGCTTTTCTCCAAATCCGAACTCTTTATTGAGTTCCACCATACAAACGGACATAAACTGGGGAAGAACATCTTGAATTACCGATTCATAAATCTGATCTTTCTTTTTCTGATATTCTTCCTCAACCCTTTGACGGATTTCGCTTTCTCCGATTGTGATAAGCCTTGCTTTCATTGTCCTTACGCTCCTGTTCCATTCTGCCAAGTTCCCGGTTCAGCTTATAGTCAATCATACTGTTCAGTGCATCACCATAGCCATCTCGGACAAGGTAAATCCGGATTTGCTCCAAGGTAATCAGCAAATCGCCGGTTTCCTCCACGAGATGATTCATTTGCAACGAATTTCCGGGATACCGTTTAATTTTCTGAACTGCTTGAATGAACTCTGCTGCCTCCTCAACAGTCTGCTCCAGTTGTCTTTCAAAAGTTCTGGCATCCGTTATTTTTGCAATCACGTGCATCTGTTCCGTTGTCATTTTTATTCATTCCTTTTCTGAGTTCTTGATACTGTTTGGCATAAGCCTTTCTCCGAATCCGCATACAAGCACCGCAAAACCTGCGGTCAGCTTTCACATGAATCAGAGGCTTGCCACACATTTCGCACCGTTTATCCGCCATTATATACGCTCCGGATTCAGTTTCTGCACGATTCCACCAGTGAATCGATTGACAAGCGTAATGTAATCTGAAGTCGAATTCCATCTCGCTACAAACCACTCGTTCGGATCAAGATGCAATTTCTGATACATAATGGTCTTTTGCCTGCGTGTTGGTTTCTTTGATTTCATATCTCTCAACTCCCTGTTCTATCAAAGGTTCAGTAAAGTCCGCCAAGGCTCTCTAAGAATTCTCGGTTTTCCGATAGCCATTCACTGGCTCGTTCTGGATTTCGATATTTGTGATGTTGCTGACCTTGATTCTTTGCTTTCTGAATATCCTGCTGACACCACCGAAACAGTGTTGCATAATGACTGCGGTAGTGCTTTCCAGTCGAGGCCATGTAGCTGGATAAGCTGCTGATTGTCTGCAGCAATTGTGTCCCATACAATTCTGACAGTCGAGCATATTCGTTCTCTGTCAGCTGAACATTCTGAAAATCACCAAATGTTTGCTTTTCCGAGCGTGCGTCCCCCTCACATAATTCAAAACCTATTGATTCTCTTGTAGTATTATACGGTCTGGTTTTTTGACTAGGGGCATTCCTCTTTTTTGGCTGAGGGCATTCCTTTTTTTTGACCGACTGGGTAAATTTTTTAGGCCTTTCAGCCTTTGTTTCAACATTCTTTCCACAGCCGCTTTCCACTTTTTGTGGAGAAACACGCTGTTCGATTGCGGTTAAATTTACCCGATAATGATTTCGCAAACCACCGTCATCATCCCTTGTCTGACGTTTCAAAATATACCCCAGTTTTTCAAGCTTGTTCAGAGCATTCAAAACCGTCTGCTTGGTGCATCCAGTCGTTTCAGCAAGGTAGGCAAGACTGCCGGAGCATTCATTTTCACCGTTTTCGGAAAAGCCATAGATCACTGCATACAGCTGTAAAGTTGTCCCTTTCAGCTTTAACCGATTAATCATCCAGCCGTAAACGGTATAGTAATTTCCGTCTTTCATCTTTCCTCATCCACCTTTCTGATTTGGAGTAATTCCACTCGTTCCCCATTCAGCAACTCATGAAACCGTTCACGAGCATCCTTTTCATTTTCTGCGAGTACCGTATAGATTCGCTCTACTCCCATGTCCGAAAGATAGCAGCAAAATTCATACTTTTCTGTAGCCCGCACAATAACCCTTTTGTTGTTCTCCATAGTGATTCACTCCTAACATTTATTTTACTTTTCAGGATGAAAAGTAAGTTGGATGTCGCTGATACGCTCAACGACTCAGAAGCGTGTTGCAATCGCTATCTGCAACGGGAAGCATGATTTTCCAGTCATGAAAACGTGCAGCCACCAATGCACGGTTTTAAAGTCAGCCGACACCGTTGCTTTACATCCACGGTCTACGGATTGCTGGCAGGC